GGGAAAGATCTGCTCCTGTAGCAGAAGCAAGAGAAAGAGAAGCCTCCGCCGCCCCTCCGAGGATTTCAGTAGCTGAAAGCCCATTCTTTGCGAGCATCTCGATAGCCGCGCCCGACTCACGAGCAGAGAACGAAGTAGTCTCCCCGAGCCGAACAGCCTCTGCTTCGAGAGCCGCCATTTCTTCAGCCGTTGGAGACAACACGGCCTGAACGCCAGACATTGTTTTTTCGAACTCCGCCCCAATTGAGATGCTCTCTTTTCCAAATTCTGCCAGCTTTCCAATAACATCACCAAGAGCGCGGACACCGACACTTCCTATTTCACGGAGAGCGCCAATAGTAATTTCCTGGAAAGCACTAAACTGGGTACCAGCAGTCTTTGCTGAGTCACCGGTTTTCTTTATCTCTCCACTGGTATTCTTTGCTGAGTCGCCGGTCTTCCTTAGCTCCCCACTGGTACTCTTTGCTGAGTCGCTAAAATTTTTCAGTCCTTTTTGGGCGTTCTTCGTGTCAGCAGTAACGGTGACGCCCAGTCGAGCAGCTTCTATCATGGTGTCGTTGTCTCCGGTATTGTCGCGGCAGTGTAAAAAGCAAAAGGCCACAACCAAGAGAAAAAGGAGAATTGCCTTGCATCTCTAGGTACGTGGCCCAAGAAAGGAGTAGGGACGGACGGTTACTTTTTGCTCTCGGCAGCCTGGCCTTCCTCCGGCAAACAGGCGGGTTCTTTCAGTTTTACAGGCTGCCGACGCGGCGTCGTTTTCAATTCGGCAAGTTCTTCTTCAAGGTCGCGTACCTGTTGCGCCAAAACACTGTTTTTCTTGCGCTCGGCTGCAAGCTCTGCCATCAGTTTATTATATTGGTCTCGCAGACTATCTACCATGTTTCCCTCTTCGTTGTTGGTCTTTTATTCGAACATTCTCTGCCTCAGCTTCTGTAGCCTCGAAGGTAAGTGACCGAATGTACCAATAGGCATCCTGCTCCTCTAAGTCCCACGGGGGCACCCCAAGCCATCGGGCAGCGCGGAAGAGCGGGTAATCGTCTACTGGACAAGCTTGCCCCTTCCTCTTGCCCGCGAGCCAATCCCTGAGTGCTGGGATTGGTTCCCCGATTTTCCCTCAGGGTTTAAAGACTCGCCAACAGCCTTGATTACCGCATTCAAGATGTCTATGTCTAGGTCTAAGAGGTAGTTAATAAAGGTAATACGCTTTTCTTTGTACCGTTGCAGGTGCTCAGGGAGTTCGCTCCCCTCTTCATCATACTGGTTTACCTGTTCTTCCATCCGGTCATCCTTTAGGACAATCTCTACAGGCTCTCCATTCTCTTCCATGTCCCACCAAGACAACGCATCCGCAAGGAGGTAAGCAAGAGATTCAAGATCTCCTTGCTTTAGGGTGTACGGAGTAATGGCTGACTTCCGGTAACGAAAGGATAAGGACTCACCATCTACGGTAATGGTGATTGTGTTGCTTTCTCGGGCCTTAATTCGGTCTCGGTTCATTATGTATAACTACTTCTAGATAGCAGAAAGGCTTGCAATATCGTTCGTAAGCGAAATTTTCATCACGTGTGACTTACTGGGGTCTTTACCAATACCCAGCGTCCAAGAATTCCCTGCACTAGACTCCATATCCTCGTCACCCCCCTCCGTAGTAATAAGAAGGGCCATGTCAATGACCTGTTTGAAGTTGTTTGCACTTCCAGTAATCTGTTGGCACGACTCGCTCTCAAGTCTCCCCCAGAAGACGTTGTTGCCGCACGTTTGCTTCCAGAAACGCAATGAACTCCCTACTGCCGAGCCAACCCCAAGGGTAAACTCAACCGAAACCTCTGAGGTTTCAATGTCACTCGTAAAGCTCCCGCGTTGTCGCTGTAACTGGAAAACAGCCGCACGTTTATCAGACAGAGCAAACTCAGCGTTAAAGACACGGGGGAGAAACGTCGCTGTAGTAAGTTCCTCTTCTTTGTGAGCAAGGTAGAATTGGCTGTCATTTACCGTCATTGGGATCATCGCAACTTCAGTGACATCTGGCGAAATGCGAGTGATCTCCACAGAGCTGTCCGAAGAAACCATCCCTGCTCCATCAACAGAGAACCCAATTTCGCGATAGCCGTACTGAGTGTTTAGCCAATTTCCTCCAACTTCTACCATTACTGGTGCAGTGTTCAGCGGCCCTCCGCTGCACACGACGTCCCCCGACGACAAACATACCAACCCCTCAAGGTCTGACTGTATCGTTGCCGCGGTAGCGGAGAAGGTTACTCCTGTTGCCGTCTCAGTATTTGTTACCCGAAGCCGATATGTCCCGCTTGTGCCGCTACCGATGTCAAGAGAGAATGTCGGGCTTGAACCGGACACGGAGACGCCAGAGCCACCGGACGTCGTATCGTCAACAACCTCCAATGTTGTAATACCTGCAGGAGAAGTGAACTCAACAGAGGTACCGGTTGATGTAGTAACCGTGGCGGTAGAAACATTCAAAAGAGAGGTGATCGCAGATTGAATAGTTGCGTCGTCGGCGTCTACAGCTATCGGGATAGTGGTATCCACAGTAGTGACGCTCAGGGAGAACGTGTCTCCTGATTCTCCAGACTTCACATCAATATAGCGGATCTTATCGTACAACTTCTGCTGAGCGATGTAGGAACCACTAATCTCCATAAAGTCACCACCCTGGGCATCGAGACTAAACCCGCCTTCTGTCAGGAAACAATATTTTGCAGAACTCTCTTGAACCTCATCTCCCCACTGAAGAGACAACGTCTTATTCCCGTCTCTGCGGCGCTGATAGGCGCGCCATACGTGCGTGTAACTTCCGTCACCATTGTCTGTTGTAGTCGGGTCTCCGAAGAGCATTGTCCACATAAACATCGACGCACGATAATCCATCTTCCCTGAAAGAGAACCAGTGACGTGTACCGCGCCACGGGCGATTGATGTAGGGTACTTACTACCAACTGGAACGTGCGTCGTAATTGCGTCTTCTGGGCTAGGGGGTTCGAAGGAAAATGCGTGTAGATACTTTTCCGCGCGGGCACGGGTGCCTTTTGTCGATTCAACCCCCAGATACGGGGTTAAGGAGATATATGCGATATCAGTCATGATGAGGGGTTCTCCTGGATATAGACGGTGTATTGGGCACCAAGATGGTTGTACCGTACCCCGTCTACAAATTCGTGATACTTGATAAGATTATTTCGTTTCGTCGCTAATATCCGGTATGTTGAGGCTTCAGTTGATTTTCCATGCAAGACAACGTTCACTTGATCAGCAATGGGACTAATAGTCGAATAGGAAAACCCATCGCCAATCACTTTAACGACAACGCAAATCTTCTGAAGAACCTCAACCGCTCCTGCCTGATATTCCGGTTGTGCCGTTTCAACTGCGAACACAAGAAAGGGGAGGGCCGCATTCCCTGGGGCAACCCCCTCATACACTCTACCCCCACAAAGAGAGGCGAGAGAAGTATATATCCATTGATCTACATCAGAGACCAACATTCCCTTCCTCGTAGATGTTTTTCATTTCAGAGATGAACTGACGTTTTGCTGCCTGAGCCGCAGGTAAATAATAAGGGCGTGGACGCATCTTTTTTCCCCCATACTCAAGGATTTCAGCATACATTACGTTGGTGAATGCAACACCAGTCAGTCCACCTGCTTCGTATTCTTCCGATAGGCTGTTCATAAGTAGCCCCATATCAACAGCAGGAGCCTCTCCTGGGGCAGATGCCTGGTGCTTCCCATACGTCTTCCCGCTTTTCTGCTGAGCCATTGAGTTCTTCGCATGAGCGTTGATAGCCATTGTGGTACGCTTTACCACTTGCTTGGCTGCACGTTCTGCATCTGCCTGAATAGCAGGAAACCGATTCTTGAACACAACTTTAATATCAGACTTCTTCCCCATCGGTGTACGCTACCTCCTCCCCAGCAATAACCACGAGAACACGAATTTCAGGAGCATACGAATAAGGGGTAAGGAAGGCGATAATATTGTACTGTTGGGCATTCATGACAATGCGATCTCTCACGGAAACAACTGCAGTCGAAGGGAAGAAAAACTCGTACCCCATTCGTCCGCGCAGCTTTTCAGCGATGACATTTTCGCTTACGCCAAGAGAGCGAGAGAGAACAGTCACTCGACAAGAATACGTACCTGTTACCGCCCACGTCTCTGTGTACCCTCCCGATCCATCACTTGTCTGGGTAGGAGAGATAATGACAGCGGTGTCCGGCCTCATTTGCTCGCTGAATTCACGGATTTTAGTAGCCGCTAATTGCATCACCACGAGGTTGTCCTTTTCAGCGCATTCCGGCGAATGGAAACAGGAGCAAATACATCATTTCCTATTTCGGCAACGGCAAACGCTCCACCCTCTTCCCGTGCTTCTTCTTCTCCAGCGCGGCGGCGTAAATCCGTAGCGCGCGCGAGAATAACCTTCAAGGCTCCTTCACTGCTATTGATGGAGGAACCATCAGACAACCGAACCGCAACTATGGTAGTGAGTGTTTTGTTAGTTACGGTTGTCTCTAACGCGAGAGCCGCAGCACGGAAAACACTCTGTTCTTCCAAGGAAAGGAATACTGAAATCTCTTCATCCGTAAAGAGAGGAGAGGAGATATCAGGGTCTGGTATCAGGAGCCTGACTTTGCCGACGCTTGTTGTTAGATCGAACGTTGCGCTCATTTGTCCGCTTCATTTCTTCTACTAAAAGGGTGGCAGCTTGCGTCAGGTTCTGGATATCCTGACGCAAAGCTCCGACCTCTTCAAGGATGCGATCAAGGCGCTGGTCTGTGCCATTCGTTGCCGCCGTTATCACGACCCACTCCCGTTGCTGGCAACACTGAGCTTCGGATCGATTGTACTTCCACCCAGGATATGCATCACTCCCCACTCGAACGTCTTTGTGTCAAAGTTCCCAAACGGGGCAGGAGAGCCGGACAATGCCTCGGCATCGGGCTTACGACGATAAACCGTCGGAGCTTCATAGCCTCGCAGAAACCCCATCTCCAGGGCAGGTCGGTTCTGGGTCGGGTTCGCAAACAAGAACCACGAGGTGTTTCCGTTCCCTGACGTAGCAATATACGGTATCCACGGGTTAACGACAAGTGTCACACGATTACGCATCCAGTTCACAGCACGAAGTTCTTGCATTTCCGTACCAAGTGAAGCGTTTGGTGTGACATTAATCTCGGTGGCATTCAGAATGTTCCGCGCAGTGATTTCAAGGGCAGGTGGCACAACCATCGTTACGGCATCGACGATAATAGGCATCCCTTCACTGTCTGTCTGAGCAGCCAAAACTTGCATCGCTGTCTGTAGTGCCTCGATTGAGAGTGCGGGATTGCTTGTTACGATATTGGAATTTCCTGCCGCATAGAACGTTGCATCGGGGCCAGACGTGCCGACGTAGAGAGATGTCACAAAATGTTCTTCTGTCCGACGTGCGGCACGTGCGAGCCGCTGCGGCATATCCATAAACGCTTGGAGGTCATCATTAACGACAGCCTGCCAAGTCAGGTGGATCTTTTCGTCGTAAACATTGACGCTGTAACTGTACTTCTCATCGCTAACGGTTCGGTACTCGCTGACAGTTCCCTCGGGAACTTTTGTAAGCAACCCTTCGCCGCCATTCAATACGTACCGCTCAACGGTCTTGAAATCATTAACGACGGCACGGCGAGCTACCTTACTCCAATCATGAGAGGCTTCTATATAGTTGCCATATAGCTGCCGGTCAATAATTTGCCCGAAGAGCTGAGGGAAGTCGCTCGTACTCATTGCCTCGCGGAGACTCGCCTTCCCTTCATTGACCCGTCCCAGGTATTCGGCGAAGCGAACAAGGCGTTCATCGGGGATATGTGACTGCTTACTCGGGAGGCGAGAGAGATTGAAATCATGGGCCTCAAGGGCTTCTGACAATTGCAAGAATTCGCTCATCTTAGTTTCCTCCCTTGCGTGCCGCTAGCTCGGCAGTCTTCTCGCTCATTCCAAGTCGATGTAAGGACGTTGCGAGCGAAGCAGTAAGCTGTTCCTGGTCGTGAGTATTGTTGTGGGAAAGCCCCATCCCTCGAATGGTACCGCTTGGCGAAACACTCTGAAGATAGGCCACCTCTGTCTGAACAGCCTCCTTAATCTTCTCAGCGTACGCTGTCTTATCGAGCACACCTTCAGAGATAGGAGGGTTAGTAGAGAGTTGCCGTGTCAGCCGATCACGGGTAACATCGGGGAGAGAGTATCCTTGTAGCTTTTCGACGAGATAAGACTGAGCGTCGCGCATCAAGATTGCTTCGTGGAGCCGCGAGTTTTGCTCCTCCATTTCTTTTAGTCGTTGCTCCATTTGTTCAGTGACATGACGCTGCGTTTCAATCGCCTCCTGTAAACTCGCATTTTTTTCTTGCAGAGTTTCTGTATCCTGATGCGAAGAGGTTTGTTTCATTGGTATTCTGCTGCTTTCTATGAAGTGTGCAATCCGGCCACCGGCCCCAGCTCGCGTCACAAAATCAAAAGACGCAACATCGGAGATTTTCTCGATGATCATCCCTTTGCGGCCTTCGGCCTCTCCAGGGCGCGATGCTCCACGGGCACGGATAGACACACCAATATCTGGCCAAATTGCATTAATAAGTTCTTTGTGGTGTGGGTAAATCTCAGCTTCGGCATACAGTCCATCACCACCCCAATAAGCATCGGAAGTCAGTTTTGCTGCGAGATCGTGGACGCTTCGCTCTGGACGCTCGCGTTCCTCCATCTGCATTGGATGGTCGATATACATCTGCGTGCCAGCAACGAAAACGGTAGGGCCGTCCCTCTTAAGGACTTCGGCAGGGTAGTACCCGCTCGACCCCCACCCTGGCTGGATGAGTTTAACCGTCGCGCGCCCTCCTTTTGGGACTTTTGCGGCTTCGTTGAGAGGAAAGATTTCAGAAATTGTTGATTCTTTCACCCGTTTCTTACGTGCCGGAGCCGCATCCTTTGGTGGAGGAGGGTCTTCCTCTTCCTCGTCATCAACAGGAATGTCTTCCTTTGCCTCTTCCTGTTCCATGTCTTTCATCGCGGCTTTCGCCTGGGACTCAGTGTCATAACATTTGACAGTCTCCCCGTCCTCATCAACAATGCACCACTTCCCGTCTTGCCGTTCTACCTTATACATAGGGTATCATCTCCTCTTTGTTACGAGATATCAGCCATTGGGAGGTGCAAGATTTTTATTTTTGATGTTGCGTCTGCCGTGACTGCTTCAAGGGCAAAACCAAAGAAAACCCCATTGACACCGTCAACGTTTAAGTTCGTTTCAGGGTCACCAGTAGCAGTATCGTCGTAATAAATCTTATCGCCGACACTGATACCAGAACCGGCGTCATCATCAACATACTGCTCAGTTACAAAAAACCCGAGTTCTACCGACGTATCAGTAGTTGTATTTCCACCGTCACCTTCATCCGTAATAGCAACGCCCGTAATCGTACCGAGACGGACAGGGTCTCCGCTCGATGGGCTTGCGGGATGTGTAACGGCAAGGGGAAGACACGTTCCCCGTTGTTCAATAGTCGTCGCCATTTTTTTCTCCTAGAACGCAAAACGGTCACCTTGAGCGGAGGGAAGTCCCCGCATCAAAGCGACCGTTGGCAAAATGCAAGTGCGTTGGGTCTCGAAGTCGTTAGACTGGACGTGCAGAAGAGAGAGAAAGACGGAAAAGGATAATGTTTATTTATCCACACGTATATAATATATTATAACACAAGTGTTATCGATTTTCTAGATTTCATTAAGAGGGAGAGATAATTAGATCAGGAGAGTTAAGGTGATGATGCGGGTATAGCCGCTGCAGCAACCGCCGTTGCTACACTGCCGTCGCGACATAGTGGTCGCTTTCTACAGGGGGGGGAAATCGGCTGCTGTTGGCGCTGTGTTCGTGGGCTATAAGGAGGCGGCGGAGACCCCGCCGCGGGCCGGTTGCGCCGCGGGGGTCGTGCCGCCGGTGGGGTTTGGGGTCGTTGCCGATGCGGCTGCCGTTTCATTAATTTCCGTGGCGACGTCCTCCTCCTCAGCCACCGTCGCTTGCGGCACAGGGGCTGCGCCGTCGGCGGGGTTCGACGTAAAGGTACACCCCTCGCTCCCAAACACCGTCACCGCGTGACCACTTTGTGTCGCCTCTGCAGAGGTGGAAGAAGTTGTGGTTCCACCTTTTTTTTTCGCCGTCAAACCCCCACCACTCATAGAACGTCGTTGGGTCAGCTTCGTAGTTGCCGTGGTCTTCGTGCCCCGCCAACCACCGCGCCAACTCCCGTGCCTCTTGCGCGGTCGCGGTTATGGCATACTCCCCTCGCATCCGGTCTTCGACGCGGTATCCATCGCCACGCTTGCCGATGCTGCACCGCACCGCGGTGTTGAGCTTGCTTACGTACCATTTTTCTTTTGTCGTGGAGTCTTCCCCCCTAAAGAACTCTGCTGTTGCCATCTTGTCCCTGCTTTATAGGCTCATTAGCTCTTCATAGCTACCATAGTGTGCGCCCCCCCACGAACTCTCAGATATCAGTGTAGGGGAGAGGAGCGAGAAGAGGACTTCTGTTTTCGTTGAATACTCCGCTCTATCCCCATCGCGTCCTCAATCAGACAAAGAAAGCTAATTAAGATACGCCGTAGACTCTCGAGCGTCTCATAGCTTATCTGGGGTGTTGTGTTCTTCACGCACCTCTCCTTTCCCATTTCGTTCCCCTGGGCTAATCCACAAATCGCCCTTCACGATCCCTTAAATGCCAACTTAGTGGATGTCCGCACTGCGGGCATTTCGACGTTCCTAAATTCCTTAGCTTCTCAATCCACCACGGGATTGACAATGTCACAACATACAGCGTGTAACGCATAAGCCGTCCTATGCATGACTCCGTACACCGACGACAATCACGACATCCTGCCATAATGAGCACTACTCCTTCTATTTTTTAACCCTAACTCCTTAAGGCTTCGGACACCAACCGACTTCCCCCATGTAGGATCATCGGTCACTTTTGCCATATCTTCCCACGCAATAGCTCCACGCTGAAGCCCCTTCCATCGCGGTTCGCCAATCTGTTGCTTTTGTCTTTCCTCTGGGAGAGAACGAAACCACTTCTCAGCAGAGGTGCGTTCGGGAAGGCCATCTAGAACTGGGACTAGTGTCATTCTACCACGGGGATGGTCAAAGGGTCGATCTTCAGCAGGGTATTTCTTCCCATCTAAAGCTAGACACCCTTGACACGTCCTTCGGTCGCGAGCCTCTACCCGTTGCCATCTTTCCACCCCCGCATCTTTATACTGCTGATGCGTCGAAGTACGATAGGCTCGTAAGGTTTCAGTACGCGCAATCGTCATCATTCGGTTGAGACTCCTCGATGCTCCGTTTGCCATCCCTTTGGCTATAGAGCGGACAGGATCCCCCGAAGCAATCCCATTGACAAGTTTCTGTGTTATTCCATCGACGGCATCCTCGTATGACGCCGCAAGGAGCCGCTGAAGAGGGGATCCATCGGCTGCGTACCCTATCGCCATATTCACTGCCTCAACAGGGAGCCGGTTGAACTGCCTCATCCCTGCGATATTGAAGTACTCCTCGGCATTCGATAACCCAAGCTGGATATACTGCGTCTGACGATTCATTAACTCCGGCACTAAAGACTGACTGTACCGCTGGACTTGTGACTGTACTTGCTCGATTAGAGTTTGGTACCGCTCCATTCGGTTAAGCTTCCACGCTTGGTTTTTGGTAACCCCTGAGTCCTTTACTTCCCGAGCTAGCATTTCGTAACTATCACGCATATCGCGCTCTACTGCAATCCATCGGTCGGCCATCGTCTTCAGAAGATCTGCATCCTGTCGAAGAAGGGCACGACGATGTGCCTCGATGACACCTTCGATTTCCGGCATCACTCACCCCTCTCCTCTTCTTCGTCTTCATCCTTATCAGGAATAGAGGAGACGTCAGGGCGATCAAAATCTCGACGTGCCCGCATCATCGCTTGGGCAAGAGTATCCTTGTCACGGGTTTGGGTTTTTCTCTGTTCCTCTTCAATGCGTTTTTGGAGAGCCGCTACATCCTTGATACCCAGAAGCCGTTGTACTGACCCTGTATCGATAATCCCCTGCGAGTGGAGCGACAACATCTCACCTATACTCCCTATAGTATCAGGAACTTCGATGTCCTCACCTTCAGGGTAGAGTCGCTGAAGTGTCTCATCAACCCTCTCCACCCCCAACGTTTCAAGGATCAGGCGAGTGGTAGTCCGCATATCTATCACTTGCCCAGCACTCGCCTTCCCCCCCAAGGTAGAGGCCTTCACAATTGCATCTATTCTGTCCTGGGTGTCGATGTCAACCACTGGTGGAAACGAGATAAAGACGGAGGGGTCGTACGGAGACCCTGTTTCGGGATCTTTCTCCCATCGGAGAAAAACAACCTTCTCCCCACTATCCATCTCAACCTGTGGAATCGCAATGTCAGCCAAAGAGCCAGACTGTGCAACAACTGCTTGCTGGATAACATAACGGAGAATATTAGTAAAGACCGATTGCCACAACTTTTGCCGGTTTTGCATAATCAATTCGGTCGGGCGATCAAGGCTCTTCGCCGTGGCAAGCGTCCCTACGCTCACATCCCCAAAGAACGTCTCCTGCATATCAAGAGCGGCACAGACCATAAGGAGAAATCGTCTGCCGTCTTCAGGGGAAAGAGACATTCCAGATACTTTAACAGGTTCCCAGTCTGCCGATGGGTGTCCTGTCGATGTGTATGACCGGACAAACGCACTCCCCGCAACGGGAGGTGGGTTTGTCTCATATCCGGTCGACCCAACAGTAGAAGAAAATCGCTCCTGGGCCTTTGTTATTCCTGTTCGCCCTCCACTGGTAGTTACCTTTGCGGCAAAGGAAGAGAGAGTGGCCATGTATGTTGCGACGTCCTCGAGAAATCGATTATAGGCTTTCGCCCAATCTTGAGCAGCAAGGATATCGGACACACCAAAGAGCCAATCACTGAACCCCCCTGTCTTTACGTGGTAGATAGGGGCATCCCACCGAACAGAGACATCACGATAATGAAGGGAAGAGATCACGGAAGGACGCTGTTTTGGGGTGTACTGATAGTCAGGGTAGGCAACTACTTGCGATTGTTGGCTGGCCGCGTCAGTGAAAACACGGATGTAATACCATGCTTCCTTCTGGTCTTCAGGGTTCGTGATTATTTCAGCGATCTCAGGCAAGGGAATAGAACGAACACGGACACGTCCTGTTACCTGATTCGTAAACAAAACAAAGAAGCGATTACCATCGCACTGAAGATCGCGATCAGCAAGAAGCATCGCCTGGTGAGAAGTAAGCTCCGCTTGGTTCCGCTCATCATCAAGGAACCGTTGAACGACTTCATTAATACGTGGGTGAGTGGCACTGATGGCGACGCCTTGCCCAAAGGTGTATCCGCTCTTCACCGTAATGGCACGTCGAACTAAGGGGTTCTTGAGTGCGAGGACACGTGCAATATCAGAAATGTCGTTGATCGTCTGCTTTGTAAACTGCTCGCTCTGTTGCCGCCCACTCACCCGCTCCCAGGAAGAAGAGACCTCATACTCAAGTTCCGCAAGGCGGTTCTCTAGAAGTGCAATCCGCGCATACTGTTCAGGGGTTTTCTCTCGTATTTCGCGTAATCGCGCATCCTGTTGTGCTCGTTCTGGTATCCAAAGACTAGACATAAGAGTTCACCACCTTGATATTTCTACTCTCTTAGCTTGTGAAGCAATCATTACTTCGTGAGGCGAATGCAAATGCCATGCAGCAATGGCAAGAGACATCACGCAGTCTTGCACGAGGTCACGGTCATCCCATTGGTAGCGAATAAGTTCGCGCCGCTCTTGGTCTGTCCATGCCGCCTTAAAACGCCCTTGTTCAAGAAGGAACTGCAGTGCGGTAATAGCCTGGGTCTTACTTCGGTTACTTGTTACGAATGGAGTGGCAGGGGCACCGAGGTTTTCAATAACGGGATCACCAACACCGTTACTTTCAATAATAAGCAACCCTCCATAGCGATGCCAGACACTCTCGATCTTCTGTTGAATAACGGGGTACGGGATACGCTCAATACGTTCGTGGTACACACGGGTATACGGTTCATCCGTTACATCGACAACATTGATAACAGTCGCATCCTGTCGGCGACCCACGTCCACTGAAATGATGTAGTCATGCCCCCGCATCGGAGCGACTTCGGGGGGGGTTCCCTCGGTCGCCCGTAAGATGTCTGGTTCGTTAAACACGGCTACGCCAGAGAGGACGAAGTTACATTCAAACTCAGCATTCCATTGTTGAAGAGTATAACGTGGGCGCTCTTTCTTGTACCATTCAGTTTCTTCGTACGGGCGGTTCGCCTCGCGATCTTCGGGAGTATAGTATAGGGGACAATGATGCCACGGATGTACGAAGTAGCGAAACCCACTCTGTTGTTGGTAGAGTTCTGCAAACAGATTCCCGACTCCGTTCGGTGTACTTCCAATAACGAGCCGCCCTCCCTGTGCCAACGCGGGACTAATCGACTGATAAATTTCCTCGTCATACCCTGCATAGGCAAACTCGTCGAGATAGACAATATTCGCCGCATATCCGCGACCAGCTGATGGATTAGCAGGGAGAGAGAGAATACGAGACCCATTCTCGAATTCCATCTCCGACTGGTTCCGTTTTCGAAGGGGAGGGGAGGTACGGAGATTATGATAAGCAACATAGCAGTAACGAAGCATATTCGCCGCAAGAGCTTGGTTCCGGCTTACCAAGAGAATAGTCGCCTGCGGTTCGTGTATGGCAGTATATAGAGCCTCGATAGCGAAAACCTGAGAAAACCCAATCTGCCGTGCTTTAAGCACAAAGCGGCGGGGTTCATTGTAGTTCTCAAGGAACTTCTGCTGATACCAGTAGGGAACAAACGGGACGAGGCCCCTCGAGGGGTGGACAAGAGTGGCATTCGCCTTCGCCCACTCAAACGGTGATGGGGGAGCCTCTATTGTTCCCTCATATGCCTTACGAGATTGACTTACGGCCATACGCAACGCCCGTAATTCATTTCTGATGGTTGTCGTCGATACCAAGGTGCCCCTTTATCTTCTGTATCTCATCCCATAGTTCTGCATTGTCATTCCAGTCTTCCGCGTGACGCATCTTTAGAATACGCTCGGCAGCCCGCCAATCCCCCGCCATCGCTGACTCATAGATACGGTTAGCCAGAGCAAGCTCTCCTTGGATGTTCGCCATCTCAAGCTCCTCGAAGAAATCAACATACGGCTGCTCAGACTTCTTAATACGCGCCCCTTTTGTTTGCTGTACCCGAGAGAGTTCCGCCTCCGCCCTCCGTCGCCAATTAAAGAACGTGGTAGGAGCAATTCCTCCAAGTTGTGCGGCTTTTTTGTAAGACAGGCCACGGCGCACCGCACTGATAATGGTGCTCGTTATTCTTGGGACGCATTTAGTAGGACGCGCCTGTGGGCGGTTCGCTGGGGAGGGGTGATGTTTGCGGGTCATTTATTCCTCTCTCCCTTTCTTTACCCGTCACCCAACTGACAGAGTTTATTCATCAGTTCTTCTTCCACTGATATCCACACTTCGGGCAACGGTATTCGAGTTCAAGTCTCTCGTCATCCTCCCCTCCTTTCTCCCCCCCGTCCTCCTCACCATCGTCCTGAAGGGAGAGAAGGAGCTGCTCTCGCTCCTCTAACTCCTTAAGGTACGCCCGTACCGCAACGTCGGAAGTATTAATATCACAGAGAAGGGCATCGAGTGCCTGCGTGTCAGTCTCTGCCATCGCTGCAAGTGGGTCGAGTACCGCCATTGCGAGATCTGCTTCCTCCGGTGTGAGGTCAATAATTGCGACATCCCACTCGTCTGTGTCCACTTCCAATCGAGCGTGCCCGTCAACAAGAGTAAGCCCCCAATCAGGATCACGATAGGCGATGAGCGGAGTAATCTTCCCTAGCTCATTAATCGAACCGCGCAACGCATCTAGCTGAGGAACGGGGTGACGGCGAAAGTTTTTCGGGTTTGCGCGCAACTCACCGGAAGTCACGCGCTGAAAGGCTACAATACGGTGTGGGATTGTCATTTGGAAGTGATTACCTTCTCTACTTCATCGGCGAAATAGAGCAATGCCTTACGCTGGTCATCAGAGAGTGTGAGGGTCTGGAGCCACCCGACAACGATATCAGTAACGGCCTTAATGATACTCTCAACAGGTAAGCTCTCTACCATCCATTGACGAACAGAATCAGCTGCTTCTTGACGGTTCACGGGGATCCCTCCTTTAATATTGAATAAGCTCAGTAATAACTACAGCAGCCAGGTCGTCAAACAACCGGCCAACGAAAAAGTCAATGATAACCTGAGTCAGCTACCCAGGGCTAAAGCACCTGGGCTTGTGCTCGCTCCTCCACCCGTCGGTGGTGCAGCACAATAGGCTGGCTGACAACCAGCCCGATATGCGATATTCACGGCAGCGTTCGTATCCGCAGCGGCGGTATGGCCGCACGAGAGGCAACAAAAATGGGATTGGGTCTTTCGATTGTTTTTATCACAATAGCCACATGCAGCACAGGTGCGACTGGTGTTGCGCGGATGAATGTCATTTTTTTCCCCCTTCTTCAACTTCACGAAGGATTCGGTCAGCCTCATCATCCGCAAGGAGTTCCGAAGCAACGCGATAGTGAACCTTTGCCTCCTCCCACGTGTGCCCATTACTTCGGCCAGCAAAAGCAACACGAATGGCACGCCGGAGGAGTTCGGTATCTTGCCTGTTATGATGGACGAGCCATTTTACTTCCTTAAGTGAACTGATTGCCTGCTCCAAGAGGTCAGATTGACGTTGGAGCTTAATCTTCATCTGTCCAATCTGTCCGAGCGCAGGCTTAATGATTAAAACAAGAACAACAAGAAGAGTAATAAGGAGAATAAGGCTTGCGCCAATATCTTTAATTGTTTCTGCTCCTCCTATTACCTCTAAAATACCAATAATTATCTCCATATACCTACTGCTACTCCTAGTTCCCAAGTGATTTCATCGTCGTATTTTTTTGTCAATAACCTCAATAGGAGTGCAAGAAATAGCATGACACTATTCCTAATCTAGTTTCTATTATTATACCACATGTACTATAATTACAGTAGAATATTACCTACTAACTTTTAAAAGGAGAATCCAGTGTCTTCTGCCCCTGTCCCCAATCCACCATCAAGCAATATCACGATTCCCTTCGCCAAACAACTCTTGGAGCGCATCGACGACGAGTCTGGCCGCAACCCCGCCTTTGAACCCGCCTTCCAAAGCCTCTACGACCAGTGCAAAAAGACCATCGACCCCAAACTCGACCCCGACCTCGTCAAGGAGATGCTCGTCCAGTACCTCCTCACCGGATGCATCTTCCGCGAGGCCTTTAGCCACTCCGAAGTTGTCCAGCGCAATGTCATCGCCAAACAGATCTCCCTCGTCATTGAGACCCTTGTCGACGATCGACAGAACAACTACTTCTGCCAGGGCATCGAAGACCACCCCACCACCAATACCGACAATCACGATTACCACCAAAAGCAATCCTTCCTCAACAACTCCTTCGAGCGTTTCCTCCAGAACTACTCTCCCAAGCAAGCCGACACCCACGGCATCGTCTATACCCCGCAGCCCATCGTCGATTTTATGTACCAGAGCGTTGAGCACGTCTTGAAAGAGACCTTCGGTTCCTCCCTCTCCGACAAAGGCGTCACCATCCTCGACCCCTGCGTCGGCACCGGAAACTTTATCACCAACCTCCTCCGCCGCATCAGCCATCGATCCCTTCAGCACAAATATCTCCACGATATCTTCTGCAATGAGATTATGCTCTTGCCCTATTACATCGCTTCCCTTAATATTGAGCATATCTTTTATGAACGCGCTGGCTCCTACCAACCCTTCCCAGGTATCTGCTTTGCCGATACTCTGGATCTCACCGAAGCCTTTGAAGACCAATCAAAGATGAAATTCATCACCAAGAAGAACACCGAACGGGTACAAAGAGAAGAAGCAACGAGGATTACCGTCATCATCGGTAATCCTCCCTATAATGTAGGGCAAATGAGCGAGAACGATAACAACAAAAACCGCATCTACGATATCATCAACCAACGCATTCGTGAAACCTACGCCCGCGCCTCTAGCGCGACCAACAAGAGCGCCCTCAGCGACCTCTATGTCAAATTCTTCCGTTGGGCCACCGACCGTCTCCCAGCAAATGAAGGCATCGTCTGCTTTGTGACCAATAACAACTTCTTGACCGGCTATGCATTTGATGGAATGCGCCACCACCTTGCCCGCGAATTCAACCGCATCTACCACCTCGATTTGGGTGGCAACTCACGCAAAGAAAATGCTGGGGGCAATGTCTTTGGCATACGAGTAGGTGTGGGCATCACGGTGGCCGTGCGCCATCGCGAACACTACGGCGATAGCTCCAAAATCTACTACCACCGTGTGTCAGACGAGTCGAACGAGAAAGAAAAGCTTGCCTTTCTCAATGAACAACACGACATCAGCCGTGTTGAATGGCAGGAACTGACCCCCAATGCCAAGAATATCTGGCTGACCGAAGGGCTAGAAGCCGACTTTGACGACTTTATGCCCATAGGCACCAAGGAAGGGAAGAAAGCCAAGTATGGCAAGGCGGAAGCTATCTTCAAGCTCTACTCGTTGGGTGTCTCTACAAGCAGAGATGCGTGGGTGTATAACTTCAGCCGCAGAGCACTCATCACCAATGTGCAGCGGATGATTGAGACCTACAACAGCGAGGTTGACCGTTGGAAGCGGCATAACAATCAGGACGCTAATGTAGATCACTTTGTCACCTATGATGATACAAAGCTGAAATGGAGCCATACGCTTAAAATGGATCTCAAGCGTGGCCATTATGCTTCCTATAGTGAGCAAAAGGTACGACAATCACTCTACCGTCCCTTCTGCAAGAAGTATCTCTACGTCAACACGATGATGAACAATGGAAGATACCAACAGCACCACATCTTCCCCACCCCCGCCAGCGAAGCGGAGAACGTGGTTATCATTGTGAGCGATGTGGCCCACCGTAGGTCGTTTAGTGTTTTGGCCACGAATATTATCTCTGACCTGCACGTGCTTGCCGCGGCAGATGCATTCCAAACCTTCCCCTTCTACACGTACAATGAAGACGGGACGGGGCAGCGTGAGAACATCACGGATTGGGCGTTGGAGCGCTACCAAGCGGCGTACGGCGGGGTGGTGACGAAGTGGGATATCTTCCACTATGTGTATGGGCTGCTGCACCATCCGGGCTACCGCAAGCGCTATGGGGCAAACCTGAAGCTCGATTTGCCGCGGCTGCCGCTGATCAGGCCGTGGTCATTTGGGCGTGTGGTGGAGGCGGGCAAGCGGCTGTTGGCGCTGCACGTGGGGTATGAGGAGGCGGCGGAGTACCCGCTGGGGTGGGAAGAGCAAGAGCCGTTCACGTGGCGGGTAGAGAAGCTGCGGCGCACGAAGGACAAGCGCGGGGTGGTTATCAACCAGTCGCTGACGCTGTGGGGCATTCCAGAGCGGTGCGATGAGTATCGGCTGGGCAACAAATCGGCGCTGGACTGGGTGATCGACCAGTACCAGGTGAAGCGCGACAAGCGCAGCGGGCTGGAGAGCGACCCCAATGAGTGGACGGGAGCCGACGGCAAGCAGGGGGGCGAATATGTGGCGCGGTTGGTGTGCCAGGTGGTGCAGGTAAGTATGCAAACGGTGGAGGAGGTGGAGAAGCTGGCGGAGGTGGATATCGAGACGCTGGCAGAGGAGGGGTGAGGGGGGAGAAAGTGGCAGAACGGGCACGTCGCGTGGATCTCGTTTCCACGGCGTTGCACGTCGAAAAGGCGGCTCTCAATTTCTACGAGTACTTGATCTTCCGACATTCCACTGTTATCCACTTTCATAATGTGTTGCCTTTCTAAATAAGAAAGGGGTGCGAGGGAACGGAAGTTCTATTTGAAAATAATGGGAAAATGTGCTAAGATAAGAAAGGAGTAGTAACAGCGTTATCAATACCACAATTTATCAATTAGCAAATTACTTTTACTTCCGCTTCTCGCACCGCCCTCGCATCGCATTGTGAGGGCTTTTGCCTTTCCTCTAATTGGTTAATTCTAGTCAGAATACCACAGCATTTGATCATTTACAATAATTACCGCATTCTTTCGTTGTTGTTGTATCGGATATTAACGGAAGTTTTTGGATGTTGCCGGATTTTGTATCTGTCAAATGCCTTTTGAAGGGAAGGATACCCACCCCCATTGGGAGGGCATCCGTCCTTATCAGTGCCTACGAAAAATCGTCTCCGATCCACTTCCAATTGGCGGTTGTCGAGTGCTGGGTGGGCGAGCCGCCCGTCGCCTCGCGCACCGCTTTCACCATATCGCCCGCCTTCTTTCGATTGCGAATACCGTAGTGTTCACCCAGGTAGGCGATGATCGTTCGGGTGCTGTCGCCCACTGAAAGCCGGTGGGCAATAGCCGTCTTTACCTCCTCTTCGCTCGCGTCTTGCGTGGCGTCTTGCCCCGCCTTATCGTTGGGAGCGTGGGCGGCTTGTGCCGTCTTTTCGCTTGCGCCATTCGCGGGGTGCGAAGACGGGAGAGACGGGTTGTCTTTCCCCATAGGGACGCCGTAGGACGGTGTCTTCAAAAGCGAAGATAAGAGCGTGTCATCGTTGGGAAGACGGGGGGCTTGCGGTGGGGTGGGCGTGGGGGGCGTTGGCTGTCGAGCGTGCGCCGCGCGCCGTTGCACCGTAT